GACTGGTTCTCAGTGATGTACAGAGAGTTCGTCTTGTCCACAATCACCAGCGTCGAGTTTGCCGGGACTGAAATCTGATACGCCGGGTAGGTAATCACCGTCGCAGAACCAAACGTCGCGTTGTTGCCAACGGCAATCGTTGCAGTCGCTGCACTTGACGTAGTGTTCGCCGCAGTGATTGAAGTCACACGGTTCACCGTATTCGTCGCAGGCTTTAGACCTGTCAGCGCAGTCGTGCCGTCATAGGTCCACGAGGTCGTAGCCGTTGCAGCAGAAGAAGGGATAACGTAGGCGGTATTTCCGTAAATACTCGTTACGTTTACGATGTTCGGGTTAGCCATTTAATAACTCCTCAGAAGCCGAAGATCATCGCCATAGCGATGCTTTTACCTGTTGAAATACCACCACCACCGCCTGCAGCCCATACGGGGACACCGCCTGTTACAGTAAGAACTTGACCGCTACTACCGATAGACAACTTACTCAGTGTATTAGATGCAGAGGCATACAGAAGATCGCCAGTAGCATAAGTGGTTTGCGCTGTACCCCCAGCAGTTGCACCAAGAGTTCCGAACGTAGGTGCGCTTGCACCACCACTCAGAAGTGCTTGACCAGAAGTACCAGCACTATTAAACGCATATGCCGTACCCGTGCCGTATGCGATAGCACCAGCAGTAGGAGTTGCAGAGCCTGCTGTACCGCCAGAAGAAATTGGGAGTGCTGCGCCCAGAGTCATCGAAGAAGCATACGTCGTTACATCGACAACATCAGTAGCGTTGTTATAGACCATCATGGTCTTACCGGCGGGGATAGCGACACCTGAACCAGTAGAATTTTTTATCGTAACCGTGTCAGCAAGGCCGTTGTTTACGATGTATTGCTTCTCGATAGCTGGAACGATTAGGTTCCTAGCACCGCCAGACGTGCCAGTAAGGTTCAAGCGAAGGTTACGTGCAGTCTGCGTGGCGTTCGTATCTGTCAGAGTAAGAGTGACATCCGAACTGGCAAATGTTACATCGGCGGAACCGACAATCGCTTCTTCAATCGCGGTACCAAGGTTCGTGTTAGTAGTAGAGCCCCATGTACCAGACTGGTCGCCAGTACCGATCAGTTCTATCTTTAGGCTGCTATATGTACTAGCCATGATGTTTCCTTAATTTAAAGTGTCAATGAGTTGCCAGCCTTCTACCACGCCAGTATTTATAAGTTCCCACTGCCTTACACCTGACACGGTATCGGAAGCTCTTGCGGTGTCTAGAACAGAGTTAGGAGTTCCTGTCTCTCCGCTATCTATAAGCGCTGCGGCGACAATCTCTGCCATCAACGCATTAAACTGAGCTTGTGTAGTAGCTGTCTCACTAGCAGTTGTATTTTCTACTACTTGCGCCCCTATTGTATATAGTGTAGACGCTGTTTCACTACCTGTTGCCGATTCGCTAATTGCGCCTATTATGCCCGGTATACCTGCTACAACATCAGTTGCCGTGACAGACTCAGCTATGGCCCCCACGATTGCTGGCAGGGACGAAACAGAATCTGCTGCAGTTGCACTTTCACTAACTTGTGTAGCAAAATTTACAGACGCGGCATTAGTATCAGAGCCAGAGGCTGTTTCACTTACACTAGCGCCCACAGTTATAGAGGACGCTACAGTATCTGACCCGGTTGCCGTTTCCTGTAAGAAAGAGCCTAGAATGCCGGTTCTAGTTACAGTATCAGCGCCCGTACTTGTTTCTGAAACAGAAGAACTTCTTACAAGGCTCCCTGCAAACTGGTCAGACGCCGTAGCAGATTCAGAGACAGAAGAAATAGCTACGATGTAAGCAGTTACAACATCTGAGGCGGTAGCAAAATCGTTAGTCTGTGCCTGACCAAAGTCTGCTGCTGTCTGATCCGATGCAGATATAACACCATCATAGCCCTGACCCCAGCCGCTGCTACCCCACGCACCGATACCCCAGCCTGAAGTGGTTATCAGCCTTTCATAGACTGAGCCACCCCAACCTGCTTCGCCCCACGTACCGCTGCTGTAGCCGCCTTCTGCCACGAATTACCCCGCGACTAGATCGCTCTCGTTAAACCAACGCTCATGAGCATTGCCTTCGGCATCAGTCCACTGAATGAGGTAGGAAATAATACCGTCCTCGTCCATACGCATTTTTTGAACAGGGCCAGACGGAATAACCGCGTTGACCTTAACTACTTGTCCTTTTGCAAAAGCTGCCATCATTCTCTCCTATCAAGCTGCGTCTAGGCTAAAGGTGTAGGTGACGTTCAGAACGTCGCCGTTAACAACTGCGCGGTCGCCGGGGGATTGAAAGTCCGCTGCCGAGAACAGAATGCCGGATGTACCTGTAGCTACATTACACAAGAACGCACCACCAATCGTAGCCGTTGCAGTAATTGCAAACGAAGCAGGAGACGCGCTGTTGGAAATAACAGAAGGGTCTGCGCTAGTAGCCGAACCAAACGTCACCGCCTTACGGTTGCCGCTGTAGCCCGTTTCTTCAGTCCAGCCCGGATGGAGAGCCAGAGTGTCAGAAGCTGCAGGCGTGTTTGACGCACCCGAACCATACAGGCCGAGATACCATGCAGCGGTATAGGTCGAGCCAGTAAAGTACTTGGTGTTCATATCCTGCAGACCTTGGTTGACGACTAGGTTATGAGCCTTGTCTTCCCACTTCAGGTTGCCGTCCTTGTCATAGCAAGTGACGTGAAATACGCCGCCTGCCAGCATTTTTTCAAGGTTAGATACAGGCTTCTCAATGGAAGCGCCGACCATTTCCCCTGATTTTGCAATTTCATTCTGCATGATTACTCCTTATGGAAAACGAATCAAAGCCGTCGTTGCTGTGTTGGCAGGCAATGTGACGGTAAAAGTTTGATTACTACAGGTCTTGTCAGCCCCGAAGTCCAGTACCGCTATTGAACTATTGCTCTGGGTGGAATTGTATATAAGAGCCCCACGCGCAGTAAATGAAGCATTAGCCCAACTAGGATTATTAAAACTTACATAAACAGTGCCGTTATCAGAAGTATTTATAGTCACTCCTGTTAACGTAACGCCTCCAGCTGTATAGCCCGTACCTGATACTTCATCTGTAGTGGAGTACACGGTAGTAGTTGGGCCCAGCGAAGCAAAACCGGTATACAGCGCCATCTTCAATGTATTAGAGGCCAAGTTCTGCTGCCCCTGCAACATCTGTTGTTTGAAACTAGTAGTCAGTCCCTGTTGGATGGTCATGTCACCCTCATCTTATACTGACCATCACGGTAAGCATCACCACGCTCAAGGCCGTCACCCAGACGTTTCAACTGCGCCAAGGCGTCCGCATACTTCTGTGCATAGAACGCCATCACGTCCTGCTCACCCTTCATGAAGGTGTAGGCTTCCATCAAAGAGCCATAAAGCAAGACCGGATCGTAGTTGTCACCGAGCCAGCTAGTGCCCGCATCAACAATCGACTCGGGGTAGTAGTAATAGTGAAGCTCTGCTGTACAAGCGGTAAGAGGGGCTGGGCCCAGCAAGAACGTCAGTTCGTCAGTAACTATGGTGCCGTTAACCGCCGGGCCAAAAATGGCGTAGTACTTAATAGCACCAAGATCGTCCGGGTCAGGATATGCCTGACGTATAAAGTTGACATCCTTGTTCAGTAAATACTCGTATCTGCCCTCAGAATCTATAACCGCTAAAGAATAGACAGACAAAAAGTCGCCCGGGCAAGGGAGATACTTGTTACCAGCGATAATCGTACCTGTCACGTTCTTGCGCAACGCAGGAATCTGCGCCGTGTTATAGATGCGCTTCTCCGCCTGTTTTACAAAAACAGGAATGTTATCTACGAACAGCTGCTCGTAGTTCTCGGTGTACGCCTCTATAGCGGCTACAAGTTCTGTGTAAGTCATTCTTAACCCATAGGACCACGCGCCATGACGCCTTTAGTTGCTGCGCCTGTGCCGCGAATCTTGATGCCCGATGTCTTGATAGTCTTCTCATTACCGTCACTGATACTGCCCACGGACGGGTTCATGGTGTTCATATATTCTTTGCCAGACTGGTTCTTCAGAACCGACTTCATCCCTTGTCGGGCATAGACCTGTGCGGGTTTATTTTCCTTGGCCATTAGCGGCTCCTTTGATTAGCAACACGGGCGAGGTTACGGCCCATCTTCTTCAAGTCCATAGTGGTCACGCCGCCCTTTTTCATACCCTTGGCATGCATGCGCTTCTCGTGTGCCTTGACTTCTTGCTTGGCTACTTTCCTCATGTTGTCCATATCAACTCCTAGGTTATGGTAATTGTTACGTCTGCAACAACACCAGCGGATATCAAATAGTTCGGGGTCAACCCCGTATCAAACTGCTGCGCCCCACCTACCGGGTTCCACCCCCACTGGATCACTCGGCTACCTTCGCCGGGGTCTCCAAAGTCTGTGTTCGTAGTCAGCTGCAAACCGGTATAACCAGACTGCAAATAACTATTATCCGGTCTTGGTTCTCTCAACGCCTGTGGATCATCCACAGGATACATACCTAACTGCAGCTGAGGATGGTCTTGCTCCCAGCAGGTCTTGCACACTTTAATATTCTGCTGCTTCGTCTTGATCGTCAGCTTCTTAAGCTCTTTGAGCTTGTAGCGAAACCCACACCGATCACACTCGGCAATTGCATTCTTACCGCTTGCAAACCTGTTACCCATGATTAGAAGAACATCTCACGAGGAACAAACCGATCTGCAGCTTTCTCTCTATCTTCACCTGCCGCCAAGTCCCAAGCCTCGTCGTACATCATCTTTAGTGCCTGAACGCGCAGCGGGTCTATGCCGTTCAGCTTCATACTTATCATATAAGCAAGACCTGCTGTCAAGCAGTTCAAGAAGCGGAACGGGATGTCAATTACGTTGATACCGTTGCCAGCATCAAATATACGTCGCATACGCCAATAATAGAAGACGTAATACGGATTACCTGACGTACCCTGATCCGGTGCTGGCCAGACATTTATCTGTGGGTACGCAGGGGTTGCTGATTCTGAGCCGCTCTTCTGCCCCGACTGGCGGTTGACCCACACCTGAATCGGACGGCCTTGGGCTAGTTTGTTCGGGATGGTCGAGTACGTGGATACGCTAATCCTAGTGATGTTGAGATCAGTCTGGTTGGGGCCATCGCCAGAACTAGTACGAATAACGTGCTCGATAAGATCAACGGTATCGACAGGAAGATCATAAGTCACTTGTCCTTGAACAAGATTAATAGAGCCCTGCTCGATAGTCCACAGGTTAACCCCACGGTTAGCCCACTCGGCAAGCAGGAAGTTCAAGCTGCGCCGTGCCGTACGAAAATCATAGCCCGTGCGCATCTCTACACCGCAGCGCTCAAACGCCTCTTCGAATATCTCGTTGAGGTCGGGGTTGAAGTTATTCGTATCAGTCGTGTAGGCCATTATCTGAACCTTGCTGTCTTCTGCGCTATGCCCTTGGGCTGCTTAACAAACTGCTTGCCTTTTGCTTTCCCTGCCCGCTTTGCCTTCGTAGTGGCTGCATACTCGGCTGGGCTTAGCGCCTTGATCGCCTTTTCCGGGAGATATCTCTCGCCGGTCTTTGACGATGGCTTGCCTGACTTTGTTCGCCATTTCTGGTCTCCCCAAGCTTTCAGGCTCTGCTGCGGCGCTTTCAATCTTTATACCCTCCACCTGCAGCCTTGTACTTCTTGGCTACAAGCTGAGCTTTGCGGGCTGACCACTGACCTGCACCTGTGCCATGGGTGGCAGCGGCTTTTACCTGCGCCACGATTCTCTTGCGAAGACCCGGCTTAGTGTAGTTACCCGCAGCATTAACCTTACCGCCATCCTTGTAGACCGTCACGGGCTCGTTGCCGTCCCGTTTCTTGATCTTCTTGATTTTGGCGGGGTTGATGTCACCCATACCACGCGAGGCCATCATGTCAGCACTTCCCGCCGTACTTCATGTTTTTGCTACCAGCCATCGTGACTTGGCGAGCTTTAGTTTTGCCCTTGGAAGCCACGCCATCAGCCGACTTGTGGCCAGCAGCCAGACCGCCAGAGGCCATCTTCTTGGCCTTGCCGCCGTACTTCATGCCAGCTTCTTTTTCCTCATGCTTAATCATGGACTTGGGAGCGCCTTTCTTTTTCATGAACGACACTTCCTTCTTCATCATTGCTTTTGACTCTTTCATCTCGCCTCCTCCGGCTTTAGTGAACTCACGCCCCACGGACTGCGGGACCCCGACCTTCTTAGCGAAAGCCTTGTTATGGGCCACCGCCTGCATAAACCGTTCCTGTTTTGCACTCTTAGCTGGCATCATTTACCCCGCATAATCCCACCGCGCTTAGCCGGTGTAGGTGCTTGAGGAGACTGCGCCTGACTGCCCTGCTGCACACTCTGTGGTGGCGGGCCCATACGCATTATTTCTCTGTTCATACTAGCCATCTGAGCCAGCTGCGCCGGGGACATCTGAGGACGCTGCATAATCCCCTGATCTTCTCCGCCTGCACCTATAGTCGTGGTCAAAGCCTGACGGCTAGTCGCTGGCTGCTGGTAGCCCACCGGAACCGGCATGTTGCTTGTCAACAGGTTGTACATCTGTGCGTAGTTCTGGCTCTTACGCTGCTGAGAAATCTGCTCAGCTTCCTTGATGTACTGCTGCATCTGAGCCTGACGGGCCGCTTCTACCTGTGCCCGTGCTTGCGCTTCTGCCTGTGCTCTAGCCTGTGCCTCCGCTTGGGCTTTCGCTGCCGCTTCGTCCTGTTGCTGTTTACGCTGCTTAGCAGTTATCAAATCCAAACTAGGCGATTCGCCACGCTGCAGTGCCGCTGTCACGTAGTTCTTCGTGTCGTCAAACGCGGTAGACAAGTCTTTTAAGAACGTAGTTTTCTCGTTGTTAAGGTCTTGCCGCGCCTTGATAACATCAGTATCCAAGGCTTTTAGCCGGGCTGGAATCTCTTTTTGCTGAAATGTATTTATTGCATTCGTACGGGCAAGACGCGCAGCATTTATTTCTTTTGACCGTGCGGCACGTTCTTTTGCATCACGTATACTGCGTATCTCTGCATCTTCGTCTTTTACTTGCTGCGCGTGGTCTTTGCGCATCTGAGCAAGCTCAGCGTTCAAGTCCGTCGTAGTCTGCTTCTTGTTCGCCGTCCAGTTTGCGTTTAACTCTTTCAGACGGTTAGCTATCTCGGTGTTGTAGTCTTTGACCCGAGCGTTGTAAGTATTAGTAAGTTCAGTAATCTGGGATGGCACGGGCGCAGCTTTAGGTTTTTGCTCTTGCGCAGCGCGTGTCGCGGGGTCGTTATATAAACGTACCCCGTCCGCTGAATATCCGTTGAACTTACTAGGTAGTCTCATACCATCTTCCCACGGGTCTTACCGCGTATCGCACAGCCATCCGCACGTGCAGAGGCGGTGCCGCCTTTAGCTTTCTTCACAGGCTTGACTGGTCCTTCGTCAGGCGACGGCGGCTTGATACCTTCTCTGAAGATGTCAGCCTCCTTCTTGTCCTTCCCCGATGAAGGGGGGACATAGGGTTTTTCCTCTTGAAGCTGCTTCTTTAATTCTGCACGGGATAAGCCGCCTTGCGCATACTTTTTAACTGTACCGCCTTTTTTCATGCCGTACAAAGCTTCATTAGTAGCTATATGGCCACGTCTGTACTTTGCTTTTTCTTGAGGCACATTTGGGTCAGTTTCTTCAGCTATCACTTTCAATTTTCGTACGCGGTCTTCGCTATCTTTAGCAGAGTCCAAGTATTTCTGCTCTTGCTTTTTACGCATTTTAAAATATGGGCTCTCGGGGTCGTATACCGCAGTTCGTTCTTGGGCATCTTTCGGCATGTACCGATAAAAATCTTTGTCTTCGTCTTTGTCTTTCTTAGCCATTAGCAAATCCTCCCACGGGTCTTACCGCGCTGAGCTATGCCATCTGCACGCTTGGAAGCGGAGGAGACGGAGCCGCCTGACTTGTAGCCACGGATTTCCTTGGCCTTTCTCTCGGCTTTCTCCATCGGGCTTTCAGTAAATCTCTTGAAGAAGCTGTCGCCCGACTTTGCTTGTTTGGACTCGCGGATTTCTTTGGCTTTCCTCTCAGCCGTTTCCATCGGGCTTTCAGTAATTTTACTTAGTAGGCCCTTACCTGATGTCATTTCTTTGGCTTTCTTACGAGCCTCTTCTACTGACATGGGTTTTGAATCAAACTTGAAGCTGCCTTGGCTACCTACCTTCGCGCCGGTGTCTTCGTATTTCGACTCTGCTTCTTTCTTAGGTGCAGCCTTCTTAGGCTCAGCCTTCTCAGCTACTTTCATAGCTTTCTTAACCGACGCAGGTGCAGAAGACTCAGTGTCCCTAGACGTAGCCGACTTGACAGCAGCTTCTACATTTGAAAACGGTCCGCTGGCCTTGCTATCTTCAGTCTTACGACTAGGTTCTTCTGCCTTGGATTCTGCTTTACGGCCGATCTGCTCTTCAATAGAACGCGGTTTTTTTACAGACTCCAAGTCATAGGATTTAGCGGCTCTTGTATCACTGTCTTCATAACGAGTTCCCACGGGCTCTCCAGAACCAGAACGCACAGGATTGCCAGAACTATCGCGGAGAACGCCACCGCCGCTGTCGTAACGCTTTACTTTATGTTTCATGATTTACTCCAATGTCCAATTATGGCGTTAGCAATAACCGTCAAAACACCACCGGCACCGGCAGCTGCAGCCAACAATCTCCAGCCCCCCTTAGCTTCAGACAGGGTAGTCTGTATGCTTTGGATAGCTTTTTTGATCTCTTCCATGTCCTGAACGAGCTTGTCCATGTCCTTCTGCAAATGCTCGATGTCATTTGCATGCGTAGC